CACAAACTTCTGGAAGCCGATAGATTCAAATAGTTCCTGGACTGCCTTCCGCTTTTCCTCTCTCTTGATCTGCTCAACTTCTTTGATCTGAATATCAATTGCACTGATTTGTTCATCAACCAGCGCAAGAACTTCTTTTACTTCTTTTTCAAATCTATTACATGGCTCCATGCACAGCTTTTTAACACGTTTCCGCTCATCGTCAATTGCCCCGCGAAGCTTATTTAAATTCGCTCTGTCTTTCTTCCCCTCTGAAATAGTCTCTTCTGTAAAGACTAATCCTTTATACTCTTTCATCTTCTCGGCAATTGCCGCCTTCAGTTCTTCATTGTTCCACTTGATTTCCGGTACAAATCCATTCTCCTGTGGACTGAAGATTTTTAATTCCAACATAAAATACCTCCTATATTTCTGGGAGAATCAGTGGAGGCTTTCTCCCGCTCTCCACATATCTCCAAAATTTTTCTTCTTCCTGCTGCAACATTGTAAGATCAGCTTCCACATCTCTTCTTTCGATAAAGTAATGTTTGACTGTTGTACGCTTTTCGTTGCCCCAGTCGGTATTCAAATGCGCTCTCAGAACTACGAACTGCCAACCGGTTACCAAAAGATAATGCAGTACCTGTATGTAATAATTATCCGGAATCCGATCCTTCCATTTTTCGTACTGCATGGACTGCAGGATATTTGTAGTTTTAATCTCTAAGATTCCCTTGCGACCTTCCCGATCGGTCAGCTCGCCATCAAGAGACGCTTGCATGAACGGATGGTCCTTACTCTGCAGAATCCGGAATTCATGATGCTCTACCTGATATTCCGGATAATCCAGTTTAAATAATTCCCGGATGTATTCTTCTGCTTTCTTTCCATAAATCACACACGGCTTGTCCGAAATATCTTTCGGTATTACCCTACCAATCTTTTCTTCAAACAGATCAATATTACTTTTGTATGGATTCATCCCGACTACAGCACTTGCATCGCTACCGCCGATCCCGTTCATTCTGCCTTTTAACCACTGTTGTTCATTTTCGAAATCATAAGCCTTAAAAATATCATTCATATCTGATACCCTGTTTCTGCACAAAGCTGCAATGCTCTATTTCGGTGTTCACTTTGGTTCTTTAACTGCAGTTTCTTTTTACTTTTCTTTTCCTCCTGGCAGTCACATGGTTCTCCGGGATCTAAATTTGCGCCGCATAACGGGCATTCGTTGTAATACATTCTCTATTCCTCCGCCCAAAGGCTACCGCCGCACCAACAGTAATCCCCTGAAAAACTATATTTTTCCAAAACCACTTTGCTTGGATCCATGTTGCAAATATGATCACCATCTCCTACTGGCAGACAGTTCACACAACTCTCACAACATCGGTTATCCGGTTTCGCCTTCTTCTTTCTTCTACTCATTTACCATTTTCTCCTCTTCCAGTTCAGGGAAGTCTTTTAACATCTTCTCCATCCACTGCTCTGAATCCCGATCACCAAAACCGATCATATTCTCACCGAGAGAAATTGCAAAGATTACATCTCCAGCAATGATATTACCGTGATCCTGATAACCATAGAAATGCGATGCCACTGTATTGATCGGAAGTCGCTTAAGTAATCCTTCTTCGTCCACCAACATTAAAGCCGGCGCTTTAAAATACTCATGCATAATTCCTGTATGTACGGCTTCAACATATCCGCCGACTTCTTCTCTCAAGCTTTCATAGTCAAAATCTAGATCGATGATCGATATCTTATTATCCGTTGTAATTTTCAGCGTCTTCATCTTTTCTCCTCCGCCTGTTTAATGGCTTCCTTTGTAATACTTACCAGAACTTCCTTTGCCAGTTCTTCTGGCATATGTCCGCGAAGTGATCTATACATTGCCGCTGTAACTCCTTTATATTCCTTTATCAGTTCTGCTCCTGATCCAAGTAGTTCTACCTGGCATCCCGTTATTCCGCTACAAACGGACTGTGATGTTGCTTTAATCATTTGACTAATTCCCTTTCTTCTCATATAATATAGTTGACTAATTTTCTGAGCGCCCAAAGCTTGCCGGCTTATACGGGTGCTCTTCTTATTTCCACGTCAGATCAAATATCTGTCTTAACTGATCCGGCGTATAGATTTTTGCTGATGGCACCGTCACACAGCTGATCAGGTAATTTCTCCGCACCTCTACGGTGTTTGACTCCTTACTGATCGCATCTAAGTGCTCCCGGATTCTTTCCAGTTCTTTCTGGAACTCATGATCATCCATCAGTCTTGGTATCTCTTGCAATGCCCTCACCCCTTTCACTTTGCAAACAACCAGATAAATAACACTGCATCGAATGCAAGTCCGATTGCTCCGCCAATCAGCAGCTCAAACACCACTTCCCGGACGATTCTCTGCCATTTTGTTCTTGGTCCTCTTCTTTTCATGCTTGTCCACCTCCCCTACCGCCTAAGCGGTTTTCTCTTTCTGGTATCCCAGATATCCAACAGCTACACGATTCAACTCATTCACGATCGTTGCTCGCTCCTCTGCAGATAATGTAGCCATGTCTCTCTCTACTCCATTGATGATCACGATGTTAATATGTTTCAAAACTGCATCACCTCTTTATAGGTTATGTATTATGGTTTGTACTTGTTGCGGTTCTCTGTTATAATTTTCCTATCAAATGACGAAAGGAAATAAATATGGATTATTCAAAAATCACACTTATTTTTCGAGAACGTGCCAAACTCTTTACAATGCGTTTTATTCACCCTGTTTCTGCTAAATTCATTGGACAAGATTGTTATAATCTAAGTCATGTATACAAGTTCATCTATTCCCCTTACGAATTTACAGACACATTAAAGAACGAGCACCCGCAACCTAGTGTCTATTACCTTACTGACAATTACCGGCGTTACCGTACATGGAAACGGAAACAATTTTACGATACTAAGGTCTGGCAATTATTTATTTCTATTGTCGCTGCTGTTATCGCTTCTTTAATTACGAACTCTTTACTTAAGTAGTAGTATCGCTATGATTCCAAGTAACACCGCAATAATTATCCGATAGCACAAGACCGTTCTATCAAAATAACGATACAGCTCTGCCAGTTCCGGTTGGATTCCATGAAAATCAAACCATTTGCGTTCATCTTCACTCTTCATTTACTCCCTCCCCTCTTCTGAACCTGTTTCATCTGTTGCAAATAAGTAAGCATTACGCAGCCTGTTCAATCACCGGAACATATCCATGCTTCTTTAATTCCTCATATAAGAAAAGTCTGCCTTTCTGTGTCCATTCAGTCTGCATCGTGACATCTGCTCTGCCGTCAGTTCTTGTAATATCAATAGTCCGGCTATGCACATATCCGCCATTCTGATATTTTGAGTACAGCACCCACTGTCCGCCGACCTTATACTGAATCTTCAATTCTTTAAGAATCTTGTTCAGTTTTCTTCCGCTCATTCCATAGTCTTTTGCGATCTGCGTAATAGTTACCAACGACTTTGACTGTAGAATCATATCCACATAATTGGCTTTTGGTTGCAGCTCTGTGATAATCTGCTGTTGCTCAACTACCTGCTCACCAAGGAATTTACATCTGCCTTTCAAGGACTCGATCGAATGGTTCGCCATCTTTAATGCTCTTGCCATAATCTGTTCTGGTGTGTTCCAGGCTTTCTCAAGGTCAATAAGATAATCTCTACATCTTTTTCCTTTTTCGGTTCGGCTCATTAAACAAATGTGTTTCGCCATTAGTACAGACATTGAATAGTCTTCAAGTTCTCTTCTTGCACCGTTATTTACAACCGTACTCGATGTACACTTGTTATAATCTTCACCCTCTACAAACAACTCTTTGTTGGAATCGAACCATCGGCTGAATCTTGATGCCACTCCAAGAGCTTCATGTAATTCTCTTGCCGACACTGTTGGCTGTTCTGCTTCGTAATTAATCTTTAATACTTCGTTCATTACATCCTCCTTTTTTTGAACCTGTTTCATCTGTTGCAAATAAGTAATCTAATGTTTTGTCCTATGCACTTTGTTCTAAGTACGCTAAATCTTTTACCGTCTCTAACCTCTTCTTACAATCTTGATAAATTTCCTTATAGTGCTTTCCAGCAATAATTCCAGAATCAATCACGCATAAGATTATGTGTTCCATAAGAGACAAGTTATTAAGCTGCATTACTGTAGCTTCGTCCCTCTTGGAAATTCCCGCCATTTTATTTGCCAACTTCGAATAGGTCATGTACAACTTATCTGCATGTTGGCTTCCTTGCCCTTTCGCATACTCAACAAGATTTTTGATAGTATCTGTCTCCGCTTTACGTGTCAGCTTGCCGGCTTTCCTTGTCTCAATCCAAGTCTGAGTCTGTTTCTCTCTGATGAATTTCTCCATCTGATTGAAAGCTTTTATGTACTGTAATTTCCAATCTAATGCTTTCTTACCAGTGAATCCCATAACTAATAATGAGAATCCATCTCTGTTCATCAAGTACATCGGATACCTCTGATTGTTCTGTTCTTCTATATATGAACTATTTTTGAACATTTCATGGGTTTCCTCATTTTTGAGGAGACCCTCTATTGAACGCATCACATTGTCATGTCTCTTTTCAAACTTCTCAGCTACCTGCAAACTACTGCATACAGCTTCATCATTTCTTAGATATACAAGTTCGTC